CCACGTCGAGGCCGCCGAATGACTTCCTCCCTCACCCTTTCCTCTGGCGCCCGTCTAGCCCCCGGTGCCGGGGAATGGACCGCATCGGCGTTAACCGGCCCCTCAGCCCCCGTCGGTGCGGTCCTATCTCTTTCAGCGAAAAACGTTGAATGACACAAATGTAGCGTCCTGTTGCGTGCTTGGTATCCGGTTTTAGTTCCACCGAACGAGCACTCCCGCCATGACCCGCGACGCCTTCGATATGTTCCAAGAGCCCGAGCGCGGCCGGTTCGGCGACAACGAGCGTGCGGAACGCAAAGGCCCGCGGGTGACCGGCGCATCGGATCTGGTCGACCTCACCTTGAATTTCGCAGCGCAAACCCCGCTGGCAATCGCGGTCTGCGACCCGGCCGGCAATCCGCGCAAGCATATTTGGCTGCCGAAATCGCAGATCGAATTCGAGATGAAAGGCAAGGGCGTCGTCGTGGTGACGCTGCCGAAATGGCTCGCCAAAAGTAAGGGGTTAATTTGAACGATTTGGTTCATGAGATGTCGTTGGCAGCGGAAAGGCCGGATTCGGTCACCGTCTCGCCGGAAATGTGGGCAGAGCGTATTACAGCGGCGTGGCAACGCTCAGCCGAATCGATCCTCGAAACCGGACGCCTGTTGATCGAAGCGAAAGCCGCGTTGCCGCATGGCGAATGGCTGCCGTTGCTGAAGCTGGTCGGATTTCCCCGGCGCAAGGCGCAGCGGCTCATGGCGATCGCTGGCGATAAACGCTTCGCAGAAACGTCAATTTTGACGCTTTTGCCCGACGAATGGACCAGCGTTCACGCGCTCCACAAGATCGACTGCGATGTGCCGAAACTTGTTGAATATCTGCAAAATCCGCAGCTCGTGAAGGCGGAGAAACGCGAAGCGAAAGAATATCTGCTAGGCCAAAAGCAGATCGCGTTATCGCAGCAAAAATTCGGCGTAATCTATACCGATCCGCCTTGGCGCTTCGAGCCTTACTCACGCGAAACGGGTATGGATCGGGCGGCTGACAACCAATATCCGACAAGCGATGTAGAACGAATTGCCCAGATTTGTGACGTGACGGTCATTGCCGCGGACGATTGCGTGCTCTTTATGTGGGCCACGGTGCCGCTTTTAACCGACGCGCTATGGCTTTTGAATCGCTACGGTTTCACCTATCGGTCGCATTACATCTGGGTCAAGACGCGCGGCGACTGTCTTGCACTCGGAACCGGATATTGGAACCGCAACGCCCACGAAATTCTCTTGATCGGCACAAAGGGTAAGATTCCAGCCCCGGTGCCGGGCACGCAACATCCTTCGGTAGTTATGGCGCCCCTCGGCAAGCACTCGGCAAAGCCGGATTTTTTCGCCGAGATGATCGAGGGATATTACCCGACGCTGCCGAAGACTGAACTTTTCCGCCGCGGTCCCGCGCGGCCTGGCTGGGTGCCATGGGGCAACGAGGCCGAACAACCTGCAGAGGCCGCGGAATGAGCCCGCGCACCATTCTCACGCTATCGAACGGCAAGGGCATCGACCTCCTTGCGCCCAAGGTTTCCGATATCGAATTCGCGGCAATAGCCGAGCATCTGGCGAAAGAGGCTCGCTATAACGGTGCCACCAAAGACCGTTTCTATTCGGTCGCCCAGCATTCGGTGCAGTGTGCCGATGCGGCGCTTGACGCCGGCGAGGGGCAAGAGCTGGCGATTTATCTGTTGCTACACGACGCGCACGAAGCGTTTTTGAAAGACGACACGACGCCGAAGAAAAACGCACTGGCGACGATCGCGCGGGTTTCATTCGGCGTTGTCTCGGATGCGATCATGCAGACATTCAGCCTTCTGACTGATCGCTTTGACGCGGCGATCCATGAGGCCGCCGGCATCGTGTGGCCGCCGCCGAGTGAGTTGGAGAAAGCAATCAAGCATTACGATCTGACGCTGTTCGTCACGGAATGGCGGGATCTGATGGGCAATCAGCCACATCCAGATTGGGCGCCCTACGAACACATCAAGCCGCTCAAGCGGCGGATAATTCCGCGGCCATGGTGGGAAGCGCGGGCGGAGTTTTATTTGAAGTGTCGGGAATTGTTGCCCGCACTGCGGAAGAATCCCGGTGCCCCGTTGACCGAGTCCGGTCCCTCAAACGCGCCGGCCTCTCGTGACACAAATCTTCCTGCTGCGGCGGAATAAACAATGCCCGCACCCAACGACAAGACAATGGCCGATCTCGCCCGCTCATTGGCGCAAGCACTGTGCGACTTCGCCCATTCGCGCAATGACGATGATCGGAAGCTGGTAGCACAAATGCAGACGGACTTGTGTGCAGCGTATCGGGCGGAGAACGAAACGGATGTGGAAGTGCGATGAAGCCCAAGTCTATCCTAATCAAAGAGCTGTCCGCAGATCGGCGTCTGACGCGCAATGCTTTCGCGGCACTGAATACGACATTGCGGGCGGTGACGGGCTTGCTGTGCTTATTCTTTGTTGTGTGGCTGGCGGTCACGATCATCGGAATGGTGCGTCCGGCTAGTGTAAGGATAGTGCAGGCAAAGCAACAAGATCACTGCATCCCGTATCCTTCGTTGCATTATTTCTGTGAGCCCGGGGAATTGTTTCCGACTTACAGGAAGTGAAGTGTTTGTGTCATTGTTGATCACGGGTTGCGTCATCGTCACGGAAATTCATACGACCGCATCAGATGACCGCACCGTAATCGCTCCGCCCTCGTGAAACAAACAAACATGACCGAGCCCGTGACATTCGTCATCCAGCCCTCTGGCCGCATCGAAGTGATGCTCGGCAAGCACTTGGTCGGCGTCATCGAGCCATGGGACAGCGTCAATATCAGGAACAGCTTGGGCCGCATCAACGCCTATTGGTGGATCACTTTGCCGGTGGACGGCGGCTATTCGGCGAAGCATCCGGCGACCTCGATAAGAAAATCACGACGTTTGATCCTGCATCGGTTGTCAGAATGGTTCGACGCGGCGGGGCCGATGTTTGCTCCAATCGCAGACACACTTGCGGCACAGGCGGAACTTGAACGGGAGGCCGTGTGAGCGGAAAGTCAAACATCGAATGGACCGACTCCACTTGGAATCCAATCGTCGGGTGCTCGATCGTTTCTCCCGGCTGCACGAATTGCTACGCAATGCGGATGGCGGCGCGGATCGAGGCGATGTTCGAGGGTACGAAAGGTGCGACGCACTATCGCGGGACAACCAAGAAGGTGAACGGCAATGCGGTATGGACCGGCAAGGTCGTCCTCGCGCCTGAGAATATCTTCACTGCGCCGATGCGCCGCAAGAAGCCGACGGTCTATTTCGTAAACTCTATGGGCGATCTCTTCCACGAGGCAATCACCGACGAGCAGATCGATGGCGTGTTCGCCGTCATGGCGCTGTGCCCGCAGCACACGTTCCAGGTGCTCACAAAGCGCGCGGAGCGAATGCGGGATTATATGAGCACGCCATATCGCCACGATGAAATCGGGGATCAAATGATCGAGATTGGCGATATTCAGCCGGGGTTTAAGTGTGTGCGCTGGCCGTTTCCCAACGTCTGGCTCGGTGTCTCCTGCGAGCGCCAGCAGGAGGCCGACGAACGTATCCCGCTCCTGTTGCAGACGCCGGCGGCGATAAGGTTCATTTCGGCGGAGCCGCTGTTAGGGCCGATTGATTTATTTGCAATGCCGTTCAGTTCCGGAGATCCCCGTCATCATTGGGACGCCCTGACCGGACAGGCGCTCATGTATGGAGAGGGCGTCAACGGCAATCCTGACATCACAGTCCGGATCGAAAAGCCGATCTATCAGAAGCTCGATTGGGTGATTGCTGGCGGCGAGAGTGGCCCGCACGCCAGAGCGCCGATGATCGGCTGGATACGATCACTGCGAGATCAATGCGCCGCTGCCGGAGTTCCCTATTTTTTCAAACAATGGGGAGCACACGCGCCAGACGACCCGAACGCCTATCACACGGCCATGCGCCGCGTCGGCAAGAAAGCCGCCGGCCGCTTGCTCGATGGCGTCGAACACAACGGCTTCCCGACGACGCCCGTATGACTTTCCGTGACGCTCACGCATCCCGTGATCTGGAATGAGACAAACAAAAACCCTTAACACCATGACCGCGGATACCAAGTCGCCCACGCTGACACCCTATCGCATCGGCGTCCCTGCCGTACTGATTCTCGGAATGTCCATGCCCGCAATGCACGTTATCCACAGGCCGATTGAATGACCGCCGATCCGCTCTTAAACGAGATTTTCGATGTTGCGAGCCAGCGCTTCAAGCGCGCTGGCGGGCGGGCTTGGCATGAATTCTTCATCGACGGGTGTGCCTTTCAGGCGGATTGGCTCTGTCTTATTCATCCTGAATTGACGCGGGCTTACCTGTTGGCCCTCGCCGACCTTTGCACACACGTCAATGGGGCCGAATACGAGCGCGCGCGGCGCTTGGTCGATATCGCGCGGCGGGAGCTACTGGAAGCGTTCGACGGGACAGCAAAAGCGAGAGTGCCGTCATGAGTGGTCCGCGCCTCTCAATCATCCCAGCCGGGGCGGTCACTGATCGCTCGCTGGAACCGCGCGACCTGCAGGTGCTGTGTCTCCTTGGCCGGCACACAGACAAACTCGGCTGGTGCGTTCGCAGCCAAGTCAAGATGGCGGTGGAACTCGACTGCGGCAGATCCTCGGTTCAACGGTCTATGGATAGGCTGGTCGACGCCGGTTGGGTGGAAAAAAAGCGCCGCGGGCGAGATATGGTGGATGACGCGGCACAGGCGAGCGCGTCTTTTGCCTACCGCGTGGTGCTTGATCGCGACGATCCGACGTTGAATTTCGGCCCGCCCGAGCCCTCTGAAAGCTATGCGGAAACTGCATCACAAGAGGGTGAAAACCCACCCGTGGGCACCCCCCCCGTGCCCGAGGATGGGCACCCGGGTGCCCAGGCTGATGAGAACAAAGAGGGATTCGAGTCACAGAAAGACCTAGAAAATAAGGATTCGGCAACCCTGGGCACGGGTGCCCACGTTGCGGCAGTAGGCGAATCTGGCGATTTTCCGAAAAACCTGGGCACCAATAACGACCCCTTAGAACGACCCCACCTTGAACGTGAGAGAGATGCGCGCGCGCGCGACCGGGAAGTGCGAGGCTTAGTCGCCTTTGAAACCCGATGGCCGACCGCAGCAGCAGACGATCGACAGCGAACGGCCTATGCCTGGACCGAGTTGTCGGAAGCCGAGCGCGAAGCGGCCCTAAAAGGCATCGGTCCATTCCTCGAAAACCTCAAGCGGCTCAAGCGGTCTGCCGTCCCTGCTGGTTGGAAGTACCTCGAGGAAAAACGCTGGACGTTGCTCGAGCACAAGCCCGATGGCACGCCGCAAATAAAGCCATTTGAGGCTCACACCGTCGAAGCCAAGGCGATAGCGGTACTTTTCGCCATCGCGGGCAAAACATCCTTTTTTTACAACGTCATACGATCAGACGACGGCACCGTTCGCTATCCCAAGCCGGTGACGCCGCAGCTCTTGGCGCTGGCCCAAGCACCGCAAGAACGGGAGTGGATTGACCTCGATCATCGCCAAGCCGGGGCGTGGGAAGATTTGCTCGGCATTTTCGTGACCGTTGCGGCGCGAAGTCGGATGCAATCGGGCTCGCGCGCCCCTTGGCCCTGGCCTCCCGGAAAGGACGGCAAGATCTACAGCACCGGACCTCCAGAAACCCTCATGACGGAGCAGGACATAGCCGATCTCGACCGATTAAAAGCCTAGAAAAATGAGGGACTTATGGGTCACGAGGGGACAACGCGAATTGAGGGACCGGTCTCGGTCAACGGTCGGCCGGGGAATATGGCGGAGGTCGCCGCGGCGTTTGAACCCCTGCGGCCAGAATATCGAGAACCCCGTGAATGGTTTGCGTTGCTGGTCATTCCGAGTTGGGAAAGGCGATCCTTTAACTGGTTGAAACGTCTGAGATTCATGCCATATTGGCCGACATTTACCAAGCAAAGGCGGTCGCGCGGCCATCTGCATCGGCCAATCCTATGCGGCGTCATTCCCGGCTATATGTTCCTGCCATTGGCGGCAGATCATTCGTCGTCGTGGGCTGAAATCCTCGGCGACGGCTTTCACTGGCAAGGCGTGCCGGGCATTCGGGAAGTCCTGCGCGACGGCGAGCACCCGCGGCCATTGAGTGAAGGTGATATCGAGCGCATCCGCTCTATCGAAGCCGCCCTTAATTCGGACGTGATATGCGCCGAGCTCGGAATTCCCTTCAAGGTTGGCGAGCGAGTGCAATTTGTCGATGAATTATTCCGTGCATTCTGGGACGGAGGCACGATCTTAGAAATTGACAGCGAGCGCCGAATCAGAATTGAAGTGGAAGACGTGTTGGGAGGCGCCCCATTCTGGGTTGCGGCCTCTCAGATCGAGGCGATGTAGGTTCGGACGGCGAAGCCGCCCTTACTCAAATCCCTCGGCGGCGGCGAAGGTCGCTACACAACAGGCAATTTGCCTGTGCTACTGCTTACAACGCAAGCCGGGGCAAAACTCCGGCATTTTCTTTGCCATATGGTGCAAGGACGAACGTTGACCGGCATCAGGTCTCACAAACGCGCTGTCCTCTCGTGAAACAGGCCACAAAGCGACAAAGCGGAATCATTGGAATCGGCAATTATGGCAAAGTACGACCCGACCAAGCGATTGCCGATCGACGCCGAGGAAAACTACGCGCAGGAGCGCGCCTTCGGCTACCGGCTGCGCGAAGCCGCGCGCCGCGCTGGTTTAAATCCGAACAACGGCATCGCCACGAAGTACGAGGCCAAGCCCCGGATCCAGGCGCGCATCGCCTACCTTCGCCGCGACGATCTGACGACCGAGATGCGCGAGGCCAAGCGCCGCCACCTTGAGGAACGGCTTGAGCTCGCCGCCTTCGGGTCGATCTTTGAAGTCACCAAGATGGTTTTCGATAGCCCGCAGATCGACTGGCCAAAACTCGCCGAAAGCGATCTCGGGGTTATCATCTCGGAATTTCATTTCGACAAGGATACCGGGCGCTTGGTTCGCTTCAAGCGCGACGACGCCTTAGGCGCCATTGCGCAGTTGCGCGATATGCGCGGCTTCAAGGCTGCCGAGAAACACGATGTCACGGTGCGCGATGCGCAGATGTTGAGCGACGATGAGCTTGCTCGTATCGCCACAAGAGGCAGCCCAGGCGCTATTGAAGCGCCGGTCAATCCGTAAGAACCTCGCCGCATGGTGCCGCTTCACCGGCCATGAGCCGGCGCCGCATCATTTGTTGCTGATCGAGCGCCTGGAAAAGCTGGCGCGCGGTGAGACGGCGCGGCTCGCGATCTTCATGCCGCCGGGTTCGGCAAAAAGCCGCTACGGCAGCGTTCTCTTTCCGCCGTGGTTGATGGCGTCGGCGCCTTCGCTCGACGTTCTTGCCGCTTCGCACACCACCGAGCTCGCCGCGAAGTGGGGACGCTGGGCGCGCAACCTGATCGCCGATCATGCGGTGACGCTCGGCATCTCGTTGTCGGCGGATTCGACGGCAGCGGATCACTGGTCGCTCGACCAAGGCGGCGAATATTACGCGGTGGGCGTCGGCGTCGGCATCGCCGGCTTTCGCGCGGATCTTGCCATCATCGACGATCCGTTGCGCTCGCGCGAGGACGCAGATTCGCCAAGGGTGCGCGATCGATTGTGGGATTGGTACAAAGGCGATCTCTCGCCGCGCATGAAGCCTGGCGGCCGGCAAATGTTGATCCAGACTCGATGGTCGGAAGACGATCTCGCCGGGCGGCTGATCGAGGAAATGGACCGCGGCGGCGATCAATGGGATATTGTTTCGCTGCCGGCGGAAGCCGAAGACAATGATCCGCTGGGGCGAAAGCCCGGCGAAATGCTCTGGGACGACGCCTACGGCTACGGGAATTTCCTGCGCCATGAAAAAGCGACGCAGCTTCCACGCAACTGGTCGGCGCTCTATCAACAGAAGCCGGTTCCCGACAGCGGCGATTACTTCAAGGCCGATTGGCTCAAGCCTTACGACAAGGAACCGGCGCGGGAGACGTTGACGATCTACGGCGCGTCCGACTATGCGGTGACCGACGACGGCGGCGATTACACGGTTCATGTGATCGTCGGGCTCGATCCGGAAAGCCGCATGTATCTGCTCGACGTGTGGCGGCAGCAGGCTTCGGCCGACAAATGGGTCGATGCGTTTTGCGATCTGGTGCTGCACTGGAAGCCGATGGGGTGGGCCGAGGAACAAGGCCAGATCCGCGCCGGCGTCGGGCCGTTTCTCAACCGCCGGCAAGACGAACGCAAAGCCTATGCGGCGCGCGAAACGTTTCCGACACGGGGCGACAAGGCGGTTAGAGCACAATCGATCCGCGGGCGCATGGCACTCAACGGGCTTTACGTTCCAATCAAAGCGCCGTGGTATGCGGAATTCCGCGCCGAGCTGTTAAGTTTTCCAGCGGGAAAGCACGACGACCAGGTGGACGCTCTGGGCTTGATCGGGCAACTGCTCGACATGATGACGGCTGGACGCAAGCCAAAGCCGAAAGAGCAAAAAGAGATCACGGGCTACGGCACGAAGGAGATCAACCGCGATGTCGTGGTTCTGTGACGATGTGATCGATCGTCTCGACAAGCTGCTCGCCGGCCAAGGCGAGTTGCTAAGACTCATACGTCAAATTTCAACCATGGAGGCCAAAATGGCTATCTCGTTAGCTGCAATCACCGCCGAAGTAACGAACAACACCAATGTCACCGCATCGGTCGTAACGCTGGTGCAGAATCTGGCCGCGCAAATTGCGGCAATTCCGCCGTCGAGCGACCCGACGACGCAAGCGGCGCTCGACGCACTCACCGCGACGCTGACCAACAACGACACCGCGATCGCTACGGCGGTGACCGCCAACACGCCTGCGGCGCCGGCGACAGCAAACGCCCAAGGCGAAAACGCCCAAGGCCCCGTCAAATCGTGACGCCGGAAGACGAACACGGCGAACTCCCCGAAGGCGACGAAGACGCGCTCTACGATCAGCCAGACGAATACCGCGATTATTTCGATGAATGAGCGGATTGGCGGTTTCGCTTTCGGCCTTCTGCTCATGGTTGCGTATTGGCCGGGAATTTCGGGAGCCGCGACAACGCCGCGCTGGGACGTGGCCGCGCTGTTGGCGATTGTGCTGTTCGCGGCGCCGCGCATCCGGCTCACTGGCGCTTCCTTCGTCGGCGTGGCGCTGGTCGGATGGCTGTTGCTTACCTTGACTTGGAGCGAAGGTCGGCTCGACGGCATCGATGCGGCGTTCAAGCTCATAATTATCGCTATCGCCTTCGCGGTTGGCGGTTTGATAGAGGATGTAAAGTCGCTGTTCGCCGGCGCCGCTGTCGGGATCACGGTATCGAGCGGCATCGCGATCGCGCAAGTCTACGGCTGGCAAGGGCTGCCGAGTTACGCCGATCTGCCGAGCGGGTTGTTTTACAATGCCGATCGTTTGGCATCCGCCGCAGCGATCGTTTTCGTCGGCGCCGTCGCCTTGCGGCTATGGTGGTTTATTCCTGGCGTGCTGGCGGCGTTAATCCTGCCGCAAAGCCGTGGGGCGTTGCTCGCGACGGCCGTGTCGCTGGCGTTTCTCGCCTGGAACAAGTCAGGTTTTCGCTGGGCACTGTTGTTGCTCGGCGGCATCGCCGTCGCGGCCTACGCTTTTGTGCATCGCGGCGTCGATACCGGGATCACCGAACGCATCGCATTGTGGCGCGACACATTCGACGCCTTGAATTGGACGGGTCATGGCCTCGGCGCGTTCTGGACGACTTTCCCGTCGCATGCCTTCTACTTCGGCGACGCACTCCTTCGCTCGCGCCCCGATCATCCGCACAACGAATGGCTATGGCTCGCTTACGAGGGCGGCGTTGTTGCAGTCGCGCTCGCTGCTTTATTTGGCCGCCTTCTCTGGTGGGCGAGTATCGAGCCGGTGCGCGGCGTTCTTGTCTCACTCTTTGTCCTCTCGCTATTCGCCATGCCATTCCACGATCCTGCGACCGCCGTTATTGGTAGTCTTGTTGCGGGCTATTTGGTTGGCGCTCGCGCTCTACTTCGCGACGACGCTATCGGCCGCCGAGTGGCATTACGCGCGGGGATGGTCGGCAGAGAGTATGAGCCAGAGCCTCGTGGAGCTTGACGAGGCGCGGGCGCTCTATCCGTTCGCGGCAAGGTTTCGCGATGGGCCGGAGCAAAGATTTGGATCACGATAGCGCGCTGCGTATGACAGACCGGAAGCGGTCAACGAGTGGGGGAGCAACGAATGACCGAAGTCTTGGGTAAATGTTCGATAAAGGGCTGCCCGAAAACGGCGCGATGGCAACTCGGATTTCGGGTGTGGCCGCACGGCATCCGCAATCGCCAAGAGAGTAACGCCGTCGAAGGCGCGACAAATACGTGGGTCTGTGATGAGCACGCTATTCGCAATCCCGATGAGTTTTTTACCGGGCATACGAAAGAACAACTCGTGCTGCAATTTCTGAAACACGGGCGCGGTATGCCGGATTTGTCCACGGCACAGATTGTTCACACCGAAATCGGAGACGGCCCGGAGATCAGCGTGAGTGACGCGGCGAAGCTCGGCGGTGTACCGTCTTCCGTGACCCGTTGACCGCGCGGTAAATGGCCGAAACCGCCGTTGTCCCCAACAACAAAGCCGTGGTGTTCCGCGGCAAGACGGAGCGCGAATCTATGCCGATGGAAAGCCAGGCGCAGAACGCCGCCATGCACGCCGCCGCCAAAGGCAAATCGACGCTCGGCATTCCGAAGAAAGTCGGGAAGAAATTCGTGTCGGAAAGCCATGGCCAGAAAGTCGGCAAGCTGCCAAAACACGTTCACAGCAAGGCGCGCAAGATGCACAAGCGCGGCCTGATCTCCGACAAGCAGATGAAGAAGATCGAGGCGTGAGCGAAGGATGGCTCACCATCGCCGCAAGCCACATCACGACAAGCACGCGCTCGACCCGGTGCCGTTCGGCTATTTGTTGACGCTTGACCTTTACGGCTGCCGAACCGGCGTCTGCGACGATTTATCATTCTGCTACGATTTTCTTTGCTCGCTGGTCAAAAATCTCGGCATGACCATGCAGGCGCCGCCGTTCGTGTTTCGCTCGCCGCCTGAATACAAGGACAAGGCGGGGCTCTCAGGTTGGGTGCCGCTGATCGAGAGCGGCATTCAGATCCATACGCTGATCCCGAAGAATTTCATTTCGGTCGATATCTACTGCTGCCACGAATTCGAGACTGGCAAAGTGATCGCGCTGGCGAAGCAATTATTCGAGCCGAAGGCGATCGAGATGAACCAGGTGCCGCGCGGCCTTAAATATCACGACCGGATTTGATCATGGCGTCGCATAAGGATCGAACCGTCTGTGTCTACGATCATGGGCTTTTCGTCGAGCTCGCCGTCACGCTATCAAAGGATTTCGGCCGCGTGATTTACTACGCCCCTTGGGAAAACGGTTATCCCCGCAGTAACGCTCCTAGAATCGGCCAAGGCATCAAAGGTGTCGAGCGCGTGTCATCGCCATGGGGCTTCGTGGACGAGATCGACCTGTGGGTTTTCCCCGACGTGTACGAAGGTGCGCTGCAGGAATACCTCGTCGCGCAGGGCAAGCGCGTCTGGGGCTGCCGCATGGGCGAAGAATTGGAGATCAACCGCGTCGCCTCGAAAGAGCATTGCGCCAGTATCGGCATTGACATTGGACCATGGGAGCGCGTGGTCGGCCTCGACGCGCTGCGCGAGCACCTGCGTAGAAACGATGATCAATGGGTCAAGATCTCGGCGACGCGCGGCGACATGGAGACGTTTCACGCCAAGAATTTCGCCCAAGTCGAACAGCAGCTCGACGAACTCGAACACAACCTCGGCGCCAAGAAAAAGGTCATGGAATTCATCGTCGAGCAGGGAATAAATCCGGCGATCGAGATCGGTTACGACGGCTATTGCATCGACGGCAAGTTTCCAGCGGGCGCGCTGGTCGGCGTCGAGGTCAAGGACAAGGCGTATGTCTGCCGCACCATGCGCTACAATCAATTGCCCAAGCAGGTGCGTGGCGTCAACGACAAGCTGGCGCCGACGCTGAAAAAGCTCGGCTATCGCGGCTTCATCTCCACCGAAATCCGCTGCAGCGAAGACGGCAAAGCTTATCTGATCGATCCGTGTGCGCGGTGCGGCTCGCCGCCATCCGAACTCTATCAGATGATGATCACCAATCTTGCGGATATTATCTGGGAGGGTGCGGAGGGCATCATCGTCGAGCCGGAATATGCGGCCAAGTACGGCGCGCAAGTCATGCTGCTCTCGGATTGGGCGGATAGCAATTGGCAGCAGGTCGATTTCCCGGAATCGATCCGCGAGCACGTCAAGCTGCGCAACATGACCAAGATCGCGGGGGAGACATACGTAATACCCCAATGGACGGGCATGCCGGAGATCGGCGCCGTCGTGGCGATGGGCAATACGCAGGACGAAGCGATCTCAGAGTGCAAGCGCATCGCCGAGATGGTCGAAGGCCACTCGATCGAGAAGCCAATCGATGCGCTTGAGCAGGCGCGCGACGATCTCAATGAAGCACTCGGCGAAGACAAGCCGCAATCGAAGGTCGAGCGTGAGGCCGATCGCTTGCGCATGGCCGGCAAGATTTCACCGAAACAATACGAGCGCATGATAGCGGGAGCCTGACATGGCGAAGCACAAAAGCAAAGGCGTGCCCGAGGGGCAGACACTAGCGGCTGAGAGTAGACCGGATCACGAAATCGACTATCGCGTCGCCGATGCTGCGCATACGTTAATGCGGGCCGGCGAAATCATCAAAGACAAGAAGATGCTTGCTGCCGTGCGAAAACACGCCAAAACGAAAGCCGAAGAACATCGCGAGCTTGCAGAGCGGGCGGATCATCTCGCCAAGATGGGCCGCATTTCGCCGAAGGCTATGGAAAAGCTGAAAGCGTAGTTTTGTTTGTCTCATTCCAGGCCGCTTTAGCGCGGTCTCAGTGCGGTCACCCGATCGCAGCAACAAGGAAGGAAAAGGTCATGTACTCCAAGGACGACGTTGCGGCGCTGGTCGCCGATCTCGGCAATCTGAAACTCGCTCCCGCAGTCGAATGCGGCGAGGCGCATAGCTTTGGGCTCGGCCTCGATGTGTTTGATCCGGTGTCCGGCCAGATCATGACGGTGGCGCGCCCACAGCGCGCCGACATCGGCCAAGCCGAAATCCTGATGACGGCCGCGCAAGTCGGCTCCGCTATCGCATCGGCGCGGCACGCACGGCTCCTAGCGGTGCGCGCCGCCGGCTACGCCTCGATCGAGCAGGCTAACGAAGCGGCCAAGCGTCAAGCCGTCGCCCGCGCGCTGGCGACGAAACATGCCGCCGAGAGTGCCGCTCTCGCCGCGACGCAAGCCGAAGCAGCGGCCAAGGCCGCCGCGGATGCGGCACCGAAGCCGCAGCAGACTCCACCTCCGCCGCCGCCCGCCAGTGGAACCGCCAAGCAGGCAGCTAACTGATCGCAGTTATACCCCAGAGGGCTCGGTACGGCTCGCGAGGCCCCCGGCGTGGCGTCATAGGTCGCCACCGAACGGCAGGCCGATCAGGCAGTCGCCTTTGCGCACCTGATTGGTTCAACTGCCGGGAAGGTTCCAAGAACCGGCCCTATCGCTTTTCGTAATCAGGAATGCCATGCCGCAAGCCGCTACCGCCGAGCGTGAGACCGCGACAACCCCGGTGCCGACCACCGGGCTTGACGACGAGCGCGGCCAATTCCTGCCGGTGCGGACGCTGCGGCAGCAATATCTCGACTACCTGATGACCAAGGTGGACGAGATATCCGAGCAGCAGGAGGCGCGGCACTACTATCACGGCGCGCAGTGGACGCCGGAGCAAATGCGCATCTTGCGCGAGCGGCGGCAGCCGCCGAGCACCTGGAACCGCACGGCGCGCAAGATCAACGGCATCGTCGGCCTGGTCGAGCGCATGCGCTCCGATCCGAAGGCGTTCGCCAATACGCCGCGCAGCGAGCAGGGCGCCGAGATCGCGACGCATTCGATCCGCTACGTGCTCGACGCCAACGAGTTCAAGAACATCGATCCGTGGTGCCTGTTGCAGTGCGCGATCGACGGCGTCGCCGGCGTGCAAGCGCGCTTGGTGCCGGGTAAGGACGGCAATTACGACATCGAACTGCCGTGGGTGATCGGCGACGAGTATTTCTATGATCCGATGTCATATCGCTTGGACTTCGCCGATAACCGTTATGAGGGCATCGGCAAGTGGTGTCACATCGACGACGCGGTCGAGTTGTTCCCCGACAAGGAAGACTTGCTGCGCGGGCTGATATCGAGCGGCAGCGATCTCACCACAAATTCCGACCGCGAGTATAAGTGGATCATCATCGCCTCAAAGCAAGTGCGCTTGATCGAGCATTGGTACAAGCATCGCGGCAATTGGTGCTGGGCGTTCTATATTTCCGACGTGCTCTTAGACGAGGGCCTGTCGCCGTTCTA